GGGCCACAGTGCTCGCCGGTGCCGGCGGCGGTGGTGGTGGGGTGGCGGCCATCCCGATCTCGGCGTCGTCGGAGATCATGGCACTGGTGATGCCCATGATCTTTCGCACCTCGGGGTTGGAGAAGATGGTGGGGTCACGCTGCGCCAGGTCCCACAGGTTGCGGTACGCCTTCTCCGCCTCGTCGGGACCGTCGGAGATGGCGTAGAAGCCGGCGCGAAGGACGGCGGCGGCGCTGACCAGCTTCTCCTTGTACAGGTTGAGGGTGTCCTGGAGGCGCTGTGGGCGCACGGTCAGGCCCGAGGTGTCGAACCAGAGCGCGAACTTCTTGGGGTCCTTACCCGCAACCTTGAGCGCTGCCTGGAAGAACATCCGGCCCAGCGCGTCGACCATCCTGATCAGCAGCGGCTCGATGACCGACTTCACCGTCGATTCGTCCACATGGAAGGTTTCCCAGTGGTTGGTGGCGGCGGTGCCGGCAAGGATCTCCGGTGGGGTGTCCATGCCCCACGCCAACCGCTCCAGCGCCTCCTTGCGCAGGTCAAGCGCCTGTTCCGACAGGACCGACTCGAAGGTGACCGGTGGCTTGATCTTGTCGATCAGCTCGTCGGGAACCTCGACGGCCATCGGTACCACGTTGGCGGCCTCACCCTGTCCCTTGATGCCGATGGAGGCGGTCTGCACCAGCCGGTACACGAACGCGTCGGTGCCGGTGAGCTGTTGCCCGTCGGGCCCAGTCTCCGGTGGGAAGTCGATGCCGGACGGGATGAACCAGACACCAGCCGATGCCAGACGCGAGTTGAGCTGGGAGAAGATGTACGCCTGAAGCTTTTCCAGCTCCATCAGGACCGACAGGTTCGCACGTGCCGGGGAGTCCGCCCACATCATCCGACGGGGGTGCGGTGTCCACACCCGGATCAGCAGGTCGTTGCCGTTGACCAGCGGCACCCGCTCGCCGTACCAGTTGTAGGTGATGGTGCCGCCGTAGCGGCGGAACTCGGTGGAGGAGATCACCAGCCACTGGTCGGTGTCGTCTTCGGGCATGGAGCGGGCGGCGATGTACACCTCACCGGCGACCGTCAGGTTCAGCCCGATCAGGCGCAGGCACTCCGACTTGGCGGCCGGGCCCCCGAACATCCCGTCCACGATCGCGGCAACCGTCTCGTCCTTGGTCTCCTGCTGGATGCGACCGTTGGCGTCGACCTCGGCGGCGTAGATCCTGGCCCGGCCACATGCTTTCCCCACCCAGTCGGCAAGGAACCGGAACTCGGGCACGATGTCGTACAGGCGCCACAGTTCGGTCTGCCACTGCTCCGCGCTGAAACGGTAGGAACGCCACACCGCCTGGTCGACGGTCATCGCGGCAGCCGAAGCCACCAGCGCCCCCAGCGCCACCGGCTCGGGCGCGGGTGCCGGTGGCAGTTCGGCCACGGCCTTACGACGCGCCACGGTTACCACCGTCCAGCCGGGATGCGAGTCCCACCACCTGGGATGCCGCCAGCACCGCGTAGCAGATCAGAAGAGGCAGGTGGGGCCAGATCATGGCGGGGGGGACCATGACCAGGCTCACCCAGAAGCCGCTGCACCAGTTGCACTGCACCAGGGTGGAGATCTTGTGGTGGTCCCCAAGTTTGCCCACGATGAAGGCTCGTGCCGGCATGGTGATCGCGTCGGTGGTCACCAGCCTGGTCACCCGCATGGCGGCGAAGGTGGCCAGGATGAGGGCAAGGGTGATCACACGCACAGGGTACCTGCGCACCGGGTCAAATGGGTACCACTGTCCTCAACGTACGTCAAGGGGAAGACTCACCGCATACTGCCACGGAGAGGAGATGACGACCTGGCGCCTGGGCTTGAAGGTCATCAGGTGCCGGCAGGCGTGCACGAAAGCGTCAAGACGGTCGGGTGACTCCCTGGTGTCCCAGCTACTGAACTCGCAGCACTGGTCCTCCAGCTCCTTGAAACGACCCACCCACTTGATCTTGTGCTGCTGCTGGCGCATCGCCACCGGCTCGCCACGGGTACGCTTACCCAGCTTCGCGTCCACGCCCTTCATCGGCGGGTTGGTGGCCGCCTCCAGCTCCCCATCCTTGACCAGCTCGAAGTAGGCGTCTCGGAAGACCTGCTCCATCCAGCGCTTACCCAGGTTCTCCTCATACACCACAAGGTCGGCACCCCACATGGTGGCGGTGCGCCAGACGTGGGTGGCGGCCTCCCGTCCCACGGCGCGTATGGAGGCGTCGGCAAGCACGTACATGTCCAGGCTCGCCCCGATACCGACCACCACCACCCCCATCTCGTCACCCTCGTCGGTCAGTGACGGGTCAACCCCCACCACCACCATCACCAGGTCCTCGGGGACCGCCACGACCCGGCAGTTCTCGATGTCCATGGGACTGAACAGGGCGCCGTCGAGCTTGTCCAGCATCTCGCCGTACAGTTCCTGGCGACCGATGGTGGTGCCCTCGTAGCGGGTGCGAAGTTCGGTGATGACCTGCGCGGAAAGGTTGGCGGCGTTCTCGAACGTGGATCCACGGATGACGTGCACGGAACCGTCGTCACGCGCCAGCCACTCCCGCAGCAGCCTGGAGGTGGGCTTGGGGGTGGTGGTGACGAACGCTCGCGGGTGGTCGTCCTTCAGGTCGGCGCGAAGGCAGGGCATGATGCCCTCGTACCAGGACTCGTAGGCATACGCCCACTTGGCGATCTCGTCCAACCAGGCACCGCAGGCGTTGTAGCCGCGTCCCACGTCGGAGTTGTCGCCGGGCTCGCCGTAGATCCTGGCACCGTCGGGGAAGATGATCATCGGTCGCGGGGAGCGCAGGTAACGGTGCTCGATCCCGCGCCTGTTGAGGCTCTGGAGGATGCCGGCACCTCCCTCGAAGCACTGGAGGCGCACATCCGACAGGCGCTCGGACACCACCAGGAACTCGGTTGGGGTGCCGTGGATGTCGAAGCGGTGCTTGAGGGTGTGCTCCACCGTCCATTCGGCGCCCGACTTGGTCTTGCCGAATCCGCGACCGGCAAGGACCAGGTTGACCATCTGCGGTCCGTCCGGTGGTACCTGCTTGGGGCGCTGTGTCCACCACCACTCGTCGCGTGCCATCTCGCGCAGCGTCTCCGGTGACTGGGCGTCAATGAACGCTTCCCGCTCCCATGGGGCAAGAAGGGCAAGGCGCTCCTTCAGGGACATTGACTCTCGATCTAGCACATACGCACTGTAGCCGGAAACTGTCATACCCGGCGTACAGACTGGTTTCTGTCGAAGGAACGGGGTACGCTGTCAGGACCCGTGGGACAACTCCCACAACGATGGAGGAGAGCTTCATGTTCTGGTTCATCCTGGCAATCCTGCTGGTGATGGTCGGTATCGGTGGTATCGCCATCGCCGTCATGGCCAAGAACGACAACGTTCCCAAAGACGAGAAGGTCCCGCGTGGCATCTTCGCCTCCGTGGGTAGCCTGATCCTGGTCACCGGCCTGGTTGCCGCGTTCCTGGACTGCACCACCACCGTGCCGGTGCGCTCCGTGGGTGTGCAGACCAGCTTCGGCAAGCCGATCGGGGTGCTGTCCAACGGCTTCCACTGGATCAGGCCCTGGTCGTCGGTGGAGACCTTCGACGGGACCGTGCAGACCGCCACCTCCAACCCGGTGGTGCGGCTCAAGAACGGCACCACCGCCACCGTTGACGTCAGCGTCCAGTGGCAGATCGACACCGGCGCGGACTTCCTGTCCCTGTACAAGCAGTACAAGAGCTTCGACAACATCCAGACCAACGTCATACAGCGCCAGTTGGCCAACGCATTGAACGAGGTCTTCGAAACCTTCGACCCGTTGGCGTCGATCGACGCGTCCGGCAACCTCACGGTCCAGGTCACGGCACTTGCCACCCAGGTCCAGGCCGACCTTTCAAGCGCCGTTCCGCCAGGACTGATCATCCGCAACGTCACGATCCCGGTCATCAACTACTCGCCGCAGGTCGAGGCGCAGATCAACACCATCATCGCGGCAGCCGCACAGACCCGGGTCGCCCAGCAGCAGGAGAAGACCAACCAGGCCATCTCGCAGGCCAACGCCGCCCTCAAGTCGGGTGACCTGTCGTTGCAGGTGCTGTACCAGAACTGCCTGAACCTGACCCAGCAGGCCCTGTCCCACCAGTGGGCGCTGCCACCGGGCTGGACCTGCGGCAGCCCCGGCGCGTCCGTGGTCATCCCCACGAAGTGACGGAGGGGACATGAAAAGGACACCACCCAACCGGGTGCCAGGACACGCGCTGCGTTTCGGCGGACGTGCCGTGGACCCCGCAACGGGCCAGATCGACCCGGGCACACCCAGGCACAAGAAGGTGGGCCACGGCGTGTGCGAATGCGGCGAAACCTCAGGGCCAGTCGCCGGCCACACGGCACGCGTCGAATGGCACCGGGAACACAAGGAGCAGGTCACCAAGGACGCGACACAGTCCTGACCAAGGAGGAGAGCAGTGACCACCACCAAGAAGGCAGCCAACTACATCAACCATGTGGTGCTGGTGCTGGACAAGTCCCTGTCCATGCGCAACCGGGCATCCCAGGTCATCGCGGTCGCCGACAACCAGGTCA